GTGCGTCTCAAGAACCGTGAGGCTCTTGTTACTTCAAGTTCTTGGTCGTTAGACTCAGAATCCTTGACGTAAATAGAATAGGAAGGAAACACGTAGTCCGCCCCAAGCTTATAAAAGGCTTTTCGGGGTTTAAACGTGTAGGTCTCGAAGGTAAAGCCACCCCATCCATTTTCTCTCCCTTTAGGAGTACGGATCCAATCACCTATTAAGTGACCATCACCAAACCCATCAGGGCCCCAAATCCGAAGACTTTCATCCACGAATTCGAGAAGTAGAGCGGCGGGTTCAGGCTGCTGTGTGCGAATGTAATAATTATGAAGCACAAAGCATGTTTGACCTGATAAAGAGCCTTTGATATAACAAGGCCGTATCTCGATTCCCGATAAGTAGTCTTTCCCGCAACTTTCGCGGAAAGGGCCAGAGCTGAAACTCTTCTTACTATTCAAAAGGAACCCACAACAGGTAAGAACTTTCGATAGCAAAGGCACGGCATAGCACGGAACGACGATGTCGTCGCCATATGCGTTCACTCTCTTATGGTCGCGCGGATCACAGCAGGCGTAAGCCAAGCTGTAAAAGATCAACGTCTCCAGCGGGAAAGTGAACCCGTTCCCCATGGAAGAGAACTTCTCAAGTCGGATTACGCCGTCAGGTGACGTGGACACTCCAGTCCGGAAGGACCGGAGAAAGTCCCACCAGTCTAGTGGTAGCAAGCTTTCCACTAGACCAGAAGCGATAGTATCCGAGGCACTACTGAGGTCGAGGGTTGCTAATTCCCCCGTGAGCGAACCTTCACAGGCCAGCCGCTGATTAAGCGACTGGTCGGTTATGTCCACGCCCTCTTTCTGCAAACACGCAGCGATATGACTGCCAATCCCTAACTGGACCATAGAGTTCAGCATGGGTTCAACAGCTATCGTTCTATCGGTTTTCGCAGACTTCGGTACGAAATCAATCCTGCCACGATCTATTGTGACGGGGACTGACGTGCTTTCACTGGCGGGGTTATACCCAGACCAGTTAGGCATCTCAGCAAGCACTTCCGGGAGGAAGCGCACTGCCTCTTCGCTACTAGCGAACACCTGCGCAAGCTTACGCCTGACAGATGCATCTTTCTTTTTGACCTGTGTGGTCGCCCCCGGGCCAAAGCGTAGTCTTAGCGTCTCGAGACTTGGAAGATCTCCTAAGATTGAACTAATTTTTCGCTGAGCGCGGTACAATACCGACTCAACGTCCAGGGGGAATTGGAACCCCCCGCGAAAGTACAACCGGAAAATCTCATTCGTCCGTCGACAGAGTGCTTCGGCCTCTACGGCTGCTTTCCACGCAACTGCCTTAGTGTCTACGCCTATGTCCAAGTCAGCCCTCTTTGAGAAAAAGGCTAAAACTTGGCGCAGGTTTCGAGCGTCCTTGACAGATATTGTGTCATAGCGCAGCTCGTAGTGGCACAGGCTTTTGAAATCTTTAGACTCTACGAGTCGTCGGACTTCTACAACCTGCTCCTCGTCGCTACATTGCGCGAGGTGCCAACGAGAAAGGAGAAAGAGAACCTCGTTGCTCTTGTCGGCATTTGAGGCTTGATCCCAGCGTGTAAAACGCATTTCTGTTTCCTTTAGGGGAAGTAGAGGACCCTTTTGTTCTCTCACGGTGATTAACCGTAGGAGTTCTCGAGGGCATGATCAAGTCAATGAATCAGTTTAGGTCGGAGCGACCAGCTGATCAACCAACTCGGGCACCGGGCCGGTCGTGGTGGGGGTGACGGTGGTAGTGATACCATTCGCACCATTCACGCACAACTGCCTGCAGAGGCGTCTACCAGTAATCGTCGAGCGCTTGTGTGAGAACTGAGTAAAGATACTCGAGTCCTCGTAAGCAACCTTCGGACTAGCGGTGTAGCCAGCTGCATTTTGGTTCGTCACGGTCTCCATGACGGGGACCACCACACGAAACTCCTCCTTCCAGATTCCGCTCTTGAGCTGTTGCAACGTTAGAGTTGCGCGAACTTGAGCTTCCACCGGAATTGTGGTCAGCATCTCACGATACTCGGCTACTACTTTGTCATCCTTGCGGGTGACGCTGATTGGCACGAGCGTGTGGGACACTGGGGTTGCAGCCCCGTCGAAGATGACGAGGTTAGCGATAGCGGACATAAAGTCCTCCAAATGAGAGAGTTACAAAGGGACTCCTCAGGGACTAGGGCGCCGATTAAAACGCCTTTTGAACGAGAAGAGCTACAGCGTTAGCGCAGTGCTTCCAAGACGCGACCTTGTCCAAGGTTTTAAAGCTTGGGACAGGGACGTTGAGCGACGTACTGACAGTCCGGGTCACGTTAATAAGCGCACAATTCCCTTTTGGGGGGGTAGTGTACACTGTTCGCACGATTCCGTTATCAGTATTAGCCAACCCTTCGTACGCGCAAAAAACGCGACGCGTCTTGGTGGTGACAAATGTACCCGTCAAGGCCGAAGCCAGAGAACGGGCTGCGAGATAGTTACCAATTGGGATGAACCAATCAGCGACGAAGCTATAGGGTGTCAATTCCCATAGCACACTCGCAGGGTCAGTCAGGCCGCTTAGTTGGGCCACGTTCACCTCCTCCAGTCTCGCAATTATCTGGACGCGGGTATTACCCTCGCCCTTAAACTTTAAGAAAGGAGTACCGGCAATCGGGCTTACTTTAATTGGCTTTCTCTTTCTGACCTTATAGGTCTGGATCATAGGAAAGTTTAGGAGCTTACCGAGGAATTCGGCAGCACCATAGACGTCCTTGATCAACGGAAGCCACCCATACTGAAGCTGGAGCCAGTTCGCAGACACAGTCTTGTGGACTTTGCCCGGTTGATGTGCCCCGAGAGCTTTAGCAGCACCAGCAACATCTCCACGCTTTATCTTAGTCAAGCTTTTGCGAATGCGCGTCGCAGAGTCGGCTATCATCATGAGCGCTTCCCGGCCTTCGCCGAGAAACACTCCCATGTTGAAATCCGATCCCGCAACTGCCTCACGGAGCTTGCCAATTACGGCAATGTCGTCGTTGCTGTCCCACTCAACACCATCCGTGATGTATCCGTCGGACCATAGGGATCGCGATGTGCGCACGTCTTGCTCTGAGAGCGAGCCGTACTCATACCGGTCCCATCCGAATGGACCATCATGATATTGATAGAGGGACATGCTATAAGGATGGTCGACTGACTTGCGCCGGGTTGGCACATCCACGCGTCTCCGCGTGGTAACCTTCCGTCCGTCTCGCAAATGCCACACGATTTTCTCGTAGACAGGCTTAACAGGAGGATAGTCCGTACCAGACCAAGTCTTACTTTCGTAAAACCCAGTGAGAGGATACGCCTCGTTTACGTACCAGCCTTGCGGTTGGATTAGTGCGTAGGTGTGTGTCGTATAACGGCGGTCATCAATCTTTGACCCTACTGTCATCTCACTATCTTTCGTGGCTAGAGAACCACTTCAAGGTCCTCTGGTATTAACGCACTTATGGTGCGCAACTCCCCAACACCGTCTCGCGACGGATCGGGTTGATCCAGAAGGTCAACCTTGGGTTTTGCTCAGAGAGCGAACCCAGAACGATGTCCTCCACACTCACCGCGTAAAATTTCGCTGATCATCTAGATCTTTGAAATACTCTTCCAAGCTCTCGTTAAGAGAGCTGAAAGAGAACGCGGTGGTTTGCCATTCGACTTCCAGGGGATCGACTTGTTGAAGGTCGCCCCTGGTCGCCGAGACTGCCGAATCGCTCGCTCGTATTCGTCCTTGATCATCCGATCTGCAAGCCTCCAGATGTAAGTCTGAAGACCGCAGATACGAAAGACCTTGGTTAGAATCGTCGTGAACATGATCCGTCAGAGGCAAACTACGGGTCGAGTATGCGAACTCCCTCACCTCCACACCACTGTGTCTCCGGTTAACGTGCATGCGAAGAGCCCCAAAGGGCTCCCCACAATACACGCAACGCCGGAGGTGCACAAAAGTGGATGTATCGGCGGGAAGTTTCATCTCTC